GGGTGACGTGCTCCTACCCGAGCCAGGCCCCGGCACCGTCTGGTGCTACGAACGCGACGCCGACGGCCTCGACCTGCGCGGCCGGCTGTACCGCCTGCGTGGTGAGCGGCCGGACATGCGCGGTGAGGTGGACGACGAGGCGGACGCGGCTACCATCTTCCTCCGGTGGCGGCTGGACCAGGGCGACACCAGCGTGCCGACCTCCGATGACGTGGCATCCCTGCTCGCCATGGGGTAGCGTGCGTCATGGCTACCCTATCCAGTCTCATCCTCGACCCCATCCGCCGCGCCCTACTTGATCGCCCGGTGGAGGCGGTGCGCAGCGTGGGCCTGCGTGCCGACGCGATCGTGTCTAGCATGATGGGCTGGGGGCAGGGCGACAAGGTGCGCAGCGCCCGCCCAGGTCGGGATGCGTGGCTGTCGGACGCCGAGCTATCCGACCTCGTGGTCGGTGACGGTCTCGCGCACCGCCTCACCTACGGGCTGGCGCGTGACGCGGTGTCGCCGGGCTGGACGACGGCAGCCGGTGACGACGAGGACGTGACCACCGAGATCGACACCGACCTAGCCCTGCGCTCGACCATGGCCTACGCGCTGGGCGTGGCTCGGCACACGGGCGGCGCTCACCTGCTGCCGGTGATGCGTGGCGCCGGTGCAGACCTCGCCACGCCGCTATCGGAGGGTGAGCACGAGATCGTGGCGGTGCATGTGCTCGGCGCGATGGATGCGCGCCCGCTGCGGTGGGACCTCGACCCCGAGTCCCCCGCGTGGGGTGCGCCGCTGACGTGGATGGTGCAGCCCATCCGGCAAGGTGTGAGCCTGCCCGCCGTCGAGGTACACCGGTCGCGGATGGTTTACATCCCCGGCGCCCCGACTGCACCACACCAGCATTGCCCTCGCCTCGGCTATGACCTGCCGTGGCTTGACATCTACTGGCCTCGCCTGCGGCACCTGGGAATGGCGCTCGAGGCGGCGACGCTGGGCGCTGTCGAGCTATCGACCCCGTGGCTCAGGCTCAAGACCAGCGCGGCGGCAGTGAGCGGCGACAAGGCCGCAACCGTGGCCGACCGGCTGTCGTTGTGGAGCCAGAAACGTTCCATGATGGGGACCTCGGTGCTCATCGGCGAAGACGAGGCGGGTCGGGACAATGTGAGCCTGACTGGCCTGCGTACCGAGTCCGTCCTAGCAGCCTACGAGGGCGTGTCTGCGATCGAGGGATTGCCGCTGGTCCGCATCTTCGGAATGTCACCGGCCGGCATGACCAGCGACGACCAGAGCGCGCGCCGGTCGTGGGGCGAGTGGGTACGCACGCAGACCGAGGACGTGGTAGCGCCGGCGCTGCTAGAGCTCTACGCCATGGCCTTTGGTCGCGCTGACCGAGAAATCCGTTGGATGCCGCCCGGTGAGGTGCCGACCGCACGCGAGGAGGCAGACACCGAGGCAGTCCGCGCGCAGACCGCATCGGCCATGATCGCCTCCGGTGTCTGGACTCCAGACGAGGTTCGCGCCCGGTACGAGGGCTACAGGCCGTCGCCCTACGTCCGGGTGAGCGCACCCGAGCCGGTGGACATCGAGCCGACGGCCGAGGAGATCGATGCAGCCGAGGCCCCCTAATGGCCCGCCGCCCCCGTCGACCGCCCGAGGTGTCACACCGCGCGCTCGCAGACCTCTACGAGCGTGAGGCAACCCGGCTCACCGCGCCCATCCTCCGCGCTGCCCTCGCGGCGATCCGCAGTGTGCAGCGGCGAGGCGTGCGCGCCGACGCTGACGACGCCGACAGCGTGAGTCCCGAGGTGCTGGCAGCCCTGCGCGCCCGCATCATCCGTGAGGCGACGGCGGCGGCTGCTCGACTCGCTGGTGAGGGTCCGCCCATCCAGGCGGTGACCACTCGAGGACGCACCGCCGCCGAGCAGTCCCTACGCACCGCGATCCGCACCCTGATCGCGGCGGGCATGGGTGCCGAGCAGATCGCCGGCGTGCTGCGTGTCCCCACGCTGGCGGACGACATTCGGCGCGGCGTCGATCTGATCGACATCGCAGCCCTACCCGGTGGCATGGAGTCCGTGACTGCGTGGGCCGAGGAGGGCGTGTCTCTCATCTCCACCCGACCGGCCGAGGTGCTGCAAGGCGTCGAGGAGATGGTAGCCCGCACGGTGCGCGAGGGCGTGCGGTACACGACGCTGGAGAAGGACCTACGCGATCGGCTGGCCATGTCCCAGCGCCACGCCCGGCTGGTGGCCCGCGATCAGGTCGGCAAGCTCCAGGCCGCGATCACTCGCGACACCCAGCGCCTAGCCGGTGTCGAGGAATACGTGTGGCGGACCGTCCGTGACGCCCGCGTGCGTGCGCGACACCGCCACCTTGAGGGCACACGGTGGAGCCTGCTGGGTCCGGGCGCACCCGAGGCGGGCCCCTATGGTCAGCCTGCGCACCCTGGCGAGGCCATCCAGTGCCGATGCTACGCCGAGCCGATCATCCCCGACGCGCCCGAGTTGGCACGACCTGACCGCCCATTCGCACCGGACCAGATGCGCTCCGACCTACCCGGACCACGACAGCCGCCCGGCACCATCCCGCGCTCCATCCGTCCACCGGGCGGTCGGCCTGCGTGGGCGCTCACCTGATTCCGCTTGCGCCCGCCCGCACCCATGGGGTATGCCCGTCGCATGGTAGCACCGTCTCGCATCCGATACGACCGTATCGATCTGACTCCCTCCCTCGACCTGCCCCCACCTCGGAGGCTGGCCACGGGCGGCATCGTCTACACGATGGTGCTGGCTCGCCCTGGCGTCCAGTCCTACCCGTGGGGCAAGGAGCGCGTCGCCCGTGAGACGCTGGCTGACCCCGAGTGGTTGACTGCCCTTGCAGGTGTGCCGGTCATCGACGACGACCGCCGCGCCCATGCTGACGGCGTGGATACCAGCACCATCGAGAAGGAGTCCATCGGCCGCGTGCTCAAGGCATGGTGGTCGGACGCTCACGACGCGGTGCTTGCGGAGGCGGTCGTCGACGTGGCGCGCGGGCTGGACCTCATTCGCATGGGCGTGCGCGGTGTCTCACCGGCCTACGCTGCCGAGGACGACGGGACCGCAGGCACCACCGACGACGGCACCGCCTACGATGCCACGCAAACCAAGCGATACGCCCCCAACAACGTTGCGATCACTCTTTCACCGCGCGGCGGCGATGGGGTGGCGCTTCGTGCTGATGCACAGGAGTCTACGATGGACAAGGAAGAAGTCGCGGCCATGATCGCCGACGCGCTCGCCCCGCTGATGGAGCGCATGGATGCCATGACGCCCAAGGAGGAGAAGCCCGACGCCGAGCACACCATGGAGGCCGAGGAGGAGGAGGATCCCAAGGCCGACCGCGCCGACTCCACCGTGAGCCAGTGGCGCACCCTCGACGCCACCGCCAAGGCTCGCGGCGTCGACCTCGACGACGGCCTGAACCTCACCGACGCCCGCCGCGCCGTGGCCAAGGCCATCGTGGGCGCCCGCGCTGACAGCCTCGACGCCGACGGCCTCGACCTCGTGCTGTCCACCGCCGCCACCGTGGCGCCCCCTGCCCCCGCCGACCCGTGGGCCACCGTCCGATCGCAGTCCCGCGCCGATGCCGCCCCCAGCGGCGCCGGTGACGATCTCATGTCCATCCTCGGCTGACCCGGAGTCACCCCATGTCCCAGCTTGCCACCGCATCGCAGTCCCGCCTCCAGACCGGCCTCCTCGGCCGCGTCCGGGCCGGCACCCCCCAGGGCCTCCAGGTCCAGTCCAGCACGCCCGCCACCGGCGGCACCGTGCAGGTCTACACCATCGCCTCGGGCTCCCCGAGCAACACCACCGCCTACGGGATCCGCGTCGTGGTCGCGTCCCTGCTGATCGACGAGACGATCTCCTACACCACCGACGGCAGCGCGACCGCTGGTGAGGTGGAGGCAGGCCTCGCTGCGGCCTGGAACGCCAACGGCGTGCTCGCCGGCATCGGTACCGCAGCCGCCAGCACCGATCTCGTGATCACCATGCTGGACTACACGACCGACGCCACGATCACCGGCTCGGATGCGGCCTCGATCGCCCTGCTCACGATCACCGAGACGACCGCCCCAAGCGAAGCGTCCACCTTCCCGCTCGGCCGCTGGGTCCAGATGCTCGCCCCGTCGGGCCGGCTCACGACCCCGCGCCATCAGGCCATCGCCGCACCTACGCAGGCTGCCGCCGCGTACACCATCACCTCGGATGGGTCGGGCTCCTACAGCACCGTGATCACGGCAGCCAACTCCGTCACGGGTGAGTCGACCAACCTCCCCGTTTCGTGGGCCGGCGATGCCTCGCCCGCGACGACCTACGCAAACGCCGAGGCCGCACTGCTCGCGGCCTTCAGCGGTACCGGCTTCACGGCCGACACCGCATCGAACGTTGTCACCCTCACGGCCCCCGTGGGCTGGGACCTCGCGATCATCGTCACCGAGGCGAGCGGCGGCAGCGCGGACATGACCTCGGCCTTGACGCAGCCCGGCGCCCTGCCCCCGGTCGCGTGGGTCATGGACCCACAGGCCGACGCCCCCACCACCATCGGCGGCGACGTGACGGCCATTGCCTCGGGCAAGGCCGCCCCGCTGCTCACCCGCGCGGGCGACGGCGACCTCGTGGTGGAGGACCCCGGCGCGACCATCACCTACGCCGGCCTCGTCTACGTCGAGACGGCCAGCGGCGCGAACAACGGCCGCCCCTACACCGTCCAGAGCGCCACCGGGACGCGGATGCCGCTGCCCACGTCGCTCGCCTATTGGGTGGGCCAGGAGCCTACCGTCACCTCCCTCGCCATCATCCACCACGCCTGATCGGAGTCACCGATGTACGTTCCCTCTCATGACTTTCCGTCGATCCCCGTGCAGGCGGACGGCGACACGCTGCGGACCACCGTCGCGCAGACGGTGCAGACCGCCTCGCGCTCGGGTCGCTTCCGTGCCGACGCTGGCCACCGCTACGACGCGGCCGGGCTCGCGTGGCGTGGCTGGCTCACGGCGCAGCTTGACCGCACCCGGCCCGATGGCCGCGCCGACTCGGCCGACCTTGACCGGCCGGTGGTGGGTGCCTACGCTGGCGTGGCCCCCCGCGCCCGTCGCGCCGATGCCGCGTCCTACTACGAGCACGACCTGACCGCCGACTACCCCGGCGCTCCGATCGGTCGCCCCTTCGTGCCCCCGACCCTGCTCGCCGCTGTCCCGGTGCAGACCGTGCCGGTCGGTGCGCAGAGTGTCCGCCTCCGCTTTGTCGAGAAGACCGGCAGCGTGGGCGTCTTCCGTCCGGGTGCGACTGACATCCCGCTGGCCAGCGTGGGCCGCTCCGAAGGTCTGCGTGAGATGCACGTCTTCTGGTCTGGCTACGCGGGTAGCGACTGGCGCCAGCGCCAGCTCGCGTCGTTCGCAGGCTACTCCGACGACGCCGACAAGGCCCGCGCCTGTACCGAGGCCCTCGAGGACTTCGCGTCTCGCCAGTGGCTGCTCTCGGGTGAGACCGGCCTCGACAGCTACCACCTCGGAAACCTCCCGGTGGCCCGCTACACCGCGACCGACACCTACGGCACCACCGCCGTGGACACCGTGATGCAGGACTTCGAGGAGCGGTTGCAGTCCGTGCGTGAGCGCACCCGTGGCGCGTACATGGCCGACCGGCTCATGATCTCCCCGCGCATCATGCACCGTCTGGCCAGCTACCAGAACTACGCGGCGGGCGGCACGTCCGATGCGATCGCCATCGTCCAGCGCAAGATCGCGGCCTACGGGTACACCATTCAGATGGTGGACGATCTGCGCGACTTTGGCGGCGACCTTCAGGACGGCATGGTGTTCTACAGCAGCCGCGCCGACAGCCTCAAGCACCTGCTGGCCCTGGCCCCCGCGCCCGTCGACACGTGGCAGGCTGGCCCGACGCAGATCACGGCGATGGCCATGATCAGCGGCGGCCTCGTCTGCCCGGCGCGTGAGTCCTGCGAGATTCACACCATCCCCGTTTCGGCCCTGGGCTGAGATGGCGACGGCCGCCCAGATTGCCAAGGTGCGCGAAGTAGCACCGGCGTATGCGGATGACACCGCGTACCCGGATGCCACCATCGCTGCAATCCTCGACGGCTGGGCGGACCGCATGATCGGGCGGTCCTACTACCTGGACTGCTACGATCTGGCGCTGGCCTACGCTGCCGCTCACATCCTCACGCTCCAGATCCGCGCTGCCTCTGGCGGTGGCGGTGGAGGGGCGTCGGTGGGCTCGGTGGCGTCGGTGTCCACCGGCCCGCTGTCGATCTCCTACGCGGTCGCCTCGTCGTGGGCTACCACCGGCGTGGATGCCGGATGGGCGCAGACGGGCTACGGGATGCTCCTCGTCGGACTGCGTGACTCACGCCTCGGTGCGCTGCCATTCGTGGCGGTGTGACGTGGCCTCCATGCTCGCAGACCGGGTGCGCGCCATCCTGGCACGGGGTGGCGAGACCGAGATGACCGTCGGCATCCAGGGCACGCAGGCAGCGGCCGATGTCAATGGCGAGGCCACGCAGGGGCAGATCGCCGTGTGGCTGCACTACGGGACCGACCGGATCCCCGCGCGCCCATGGCTCGCGATCACTGGTCACGAGCACGGGCGATCCTGGCTCCGGTATTGGGCACGTGCGGCGCGTGAGGCCGAGGACGACGGCGCGTATATGGTGCGGATGCGTCGGCTCGGCGTGGCGGCCGTGGCGGACTGCAAGGCCACCATCGACGGCAAGGTGGTGAAGGAGAACGCCAAGTCCACCGCTCGACGCAAGGGCGGGCCCGGCGCAACACCTGCCGACGTGACCCCGCTTGTGGACACCAGCACCCTGCTCAACGCTCACCGCGCCGTGCTCACGGTGGGCGATCGTGAGGAGATCATCGGATGACCGCGCCCCCCATCGGCCTCACGGCGCCCGAGACGGTGACCCTCACGCGGTACGCCGCGCAGACCATCGGCAGCGATGGACGGCCCGACCGTGGGTCGCCGCCCTCGACCAGCATCGCGGCCACCGTCGCGCCCGCGTCACCCCGCACCCTTGAGCGTCTGCCCGAGGGGATGCGCACGCGGTCCGTGCTCACGGTCCATGCCTACGACCAGATCCGCACGGCCGACCAGCACACGGGCACGCCCGGCGACGAGATCGTGCGCGGTGGCATTACCTACGCGGTCGAGGTGGTCGACGAGTGGCCGGCGCTCGGCCCGATTCCGCAGCACTGGCAGGCCATCGTGGTGCGGCTCGCCGAACTGCCCGCCGTGGGTGGCCCATGAGTCCCGAGGAGATCATCCAGGCCGTGCGCGGATTCGCCAAGTCGGCGCTGTCCCTCACGGACTCACAGGTCATCGTGTACCAGGGTCCTGGCGTGAGGCCGGCGTCTGCCTACTGCTCGGTGCAGTTTGTGGGCGACGAGTCCACCGGGATCGCGGAGTCGACCACGGTCGGCACGCCCGGCAACCTGTCTGTCCGCGTGAGCGACCATCGCCGGTGTCAGGTCTCGGTGCAGACCTACGGGGCCTCGGCCGATGCGTGGGCGTCGTCGCTCGCGGTCATGTGGGCATCGCGTCACGCAGCCGCAGACGTGGCCCGCACCGCTGGACTACATCCCGCGCGTGCGACCGGCCCGCGTGATACCACCGTGCTCACGGACACGTCGCACGAGCCGCGTCGACAGGTGACCCTCTACGGGTATCATCGGACTACCATCGCGGACGACCCGAGCCTCGGCTACGTCTCGCAGATCGACGTAGCGCTTGACATGCCGCCCACCACCATCACCGCATCCTCCACCGAGGTACCCTGACCATGACTGCACTCTCATCCGGCATCGAGTCCGTACTCACGGTGTCCATCGTCGATGGCATTGGCGAGACCATCACCGACGGTCTGGCGGCCGTCGCACTCACCGCAAACGTGACGTTTGCGGCCGACACCTTCAAGGCGTACACCAGCAACGCCGAGGCCGACGCGGACGTGGAACTCACGGCGAACGTGCGCGGCCTGATCGCGGCCATCTTCTCGCAGGCCCCTCGCGTCCAGACTGTCTACGTCATCGAGCGGGACGTGGGCGGTGGTGACTCCGAGGCCACCGCGCTGGCCGATGCCGAGGCGGCCGGGCTCCGCGCACCGTGGGACTACGTCGCCCTCTGTACCGAGTCGCGGGTGGCGGCCGACATCGTGAGCGCGGCAGGGTTCGCGGCCACGCGCCGGATCCTCTACTTCGCGCAGAGCGCAGACGCCGACTGGATCACCTCTGGCGTCCCGTCGGGGTTTTCGACCATCACGAGCAACACGCAGACGGCGGTCATGTACGAGGACACGGCGGCCACGGGCGCGGCCGAGGGCTGGGCGGGTCGCGTGAGCGGCATCCTCCCCGACACCCAGCGGCCCGCGTCTCGCATCGAGATCCTGTCTGTCCTGTCCGAGTACCCGACGCTGCTCACGAGCACGCAGACCGGGCACATCGTCGCGAACAAGGCGAACTATCACCAGGTGATCACACCCAAGGGGTCGCGCCGGTGGGTCACGCCGGGTCAGGTCCTCTCGGGTGCCTCGCTCGCCCTGCGCTACACCGTCGTGTACCTGGAGATCCGAATCATCCAGGCGCTCGGCGGGCTGCTGTCGCGAAAGGCGGCGGCTGGCCTGTCCATCCCTGCCGATGCGGCTGGCGAGGGCATGGTGCGCGCCGAGCTGGCGGACGTTTTCGCCACCTCGCTGACGGCCGGGTACATCACGCCCGACGCTGACGCCGGGATGCCCGAGGGCTACGACATCACGATCGCCATCGGTTCGGGCGCATCGCCCACGATGACCGTGACCGGTGACGTGTCGTACCTCGGCGAGATCTCCACCATCGCCGTATCCCTCACCCTCGTCTGATCGGAGTCCACCATGAGCCAGGCAGCACAAGACCTCTCCCGCGTGGTCTTCACCATCGACGGCCAGCGCATCCCCGGCAACGGCGATGCCTTCCTCTCGCTCACGGCGCCACCGTCCTACACCCGGAGCGCCGCCATCGGTGGGCGCGACTCGGTGATCAACAGCCTCCAGGACATCGACACCGAGGGCACGATCACCGCGTCGCCCTACAGTGAGGCCCACCGGGCGCTCGGCGCGCTGTTCAACATCCAAGAGGCCACCCGCAAGGCTGGCGCCGCGTTCCAGGGCTGGCCGTGCTCCTACGTCAACCCTGGCAACGGCGACCGATGCCTGGGGACGCTGGTCATCATGGGCAGCCCCGCCATCGAGGAGGCCGTGGAGGTGTCTGCGCGGGTGTGGACCATCGTGATCCGCCAGTCGCAGTGGTCCTACGGTCAGGCGGTGCCGGTCGGTGGGGGTAGCGTCTGATGCACCGCACGGAGATCAACGGGCGTACCTACGTCCACCCAGGGCTGACGCAGCGTGAGGCCATGCGCCACGCCGCTACCATCGTCCGCGTGTGCGGCCGGCCCGCCGTGCGGGTGCTGGGCGCCGTGCTGGCCAATGTCCGGGACCTCGCGGCGGTGCCTCGCACTGGCTCGACGATGGAGCAGGCGACGGCCTACGCGGCTGCACTGCGCGACGTTGTGAGCGAGGACGACGTGGTGATGCTGCTGGACCTCGCATCGTCCGACGCGGTGGCCGACCTCACGCTGTCCCTGCTCGATGGGTGTACCGTGGATGGGCTGGTGATTCGAGCGGCCGACCCGGAATCGCTGGACGCTGCCTATCCGCTGGTGGACCCGTGGGCGCCGCTACAGGCGGCCGTGTGGGTGGCGCTCGAGCACCGGCTTTTTCCGCTGCCCGGTGGCTCGACCAGCGCCACCGGGGGCGAGTAGACGACCGAGGCCACGGGGTGCCATCGTGGGTGGAGGAGGCGATCACATGGGGAGCCGACCCGCCCGCACTCACCGAGGCGCGCATGGCCGTTGGGATGTCCGACCTCCTCGGCCGTCCCGGCGCGCAGACCGTGCGAGCGTGGACCATGGCTGACCTTGTCCACGCGCTACTGCTGGTTGAGGCACACGCAGCCCAGCGGCGGTATGATGCCCTACGGCAGATCGCCGCCAAGCACGCGAGGCACTGATGCAGGTCGAGGAGCTGGTACTACGCCTCCGTTCGACCGTGGATGCGGCGTCCGAGCAAATGCCCGGCCGCCTCGACGCGATCGCGGACCTCGCAAAGCTCGCGGCCGGTGCGCTGGTGGCGGCCGGTGCGGCGATGACTGCCCTCACCGTGAGCGCGGCGCACACTGCGGACAACGTAGCCAAGTCGGCCCGCTCCCTGTCCCTGTCGGTGGAGGCGTATCAGTCGCTCGCGCTGGCGGCTGACCTCGCAGGGGTGAGCGTCGAAGCACTAACCCCAGCCGTGGCCACGCTGTCACGGCAGCTTGGCGCGGCAGGGCGCGGCAGCAAAGAGGCCAGCGCAGCACTCGCAGCCGTGGGACTGTCGGCGGCCGATGCGTCACGCCCCATCGAGGAGGTGCTAGGCGAACTGCTCGACGGTCTGGCGGGCATCCCCGAGGGTGCGCAGCGGTCGGCCGTGGCGATGGCGCTGCTCGGTGAGCAGGGCTTGCGCATGGCCACGCTGATCGAGGGCGGGTCGGACGCGATCAGGGCGGCGCGTGAGGAACTGGAGAAGTCGGGCACGCTGATCAGCCCCGAGGCAGCGGCGCGGGCCGAGGCGTTCGTGGACTCGATGACGATCCTCCAGACGCGCGTATCAGGCGTGGGGACGTCGCTAGGGTTGCGTCTGCTCCCCGTGGGTGAGCGCGTGCTCGCACTGCTGGGGGACATGGTAGACGCTGGGGCGCCGATGATGCTGGCGTCCATGGACTCCATCTCCCGCGTGCTTGGCGCCACGATGGACGGGCTAGCCACGCCGCTTGGAAAGGTGGTGGCCCTGATCGGCGGCGCTGGTCTCGTGGTGCAGATCGGCAAGGCGGCGGGCGGCCTGTTCCAGATGGCCAAGGCGCTGCCCATGGTGGGCGGCCTGCTCACGTCGCTAGGCACAACCCTGGGCACCATCGGAGCCGGCCCGCTGGCACTGGCGGCGGCGGGTGTCGTCGCGCTGTATCTGGCGATCGACGATCTGATCGTGTGGATGCAGGGTGGCGAGTCCGTCACCGGCGATCTGGTCGAAGCGTTCGGCGGCCTGATGGATTCCGTGCGTGAGGCTGGCGCGGCGTTCATGCAGACCCCGCTCATGCAAGCTGTCAAGTCGCTAGCCGATGACCTCGGCGTGCTGATGGGCGTCGTGTGGGAGCTTGCTGGCGCCATGGCTGGCGCAGCGTGGGCCGGCGTGATCAACGCCTTCAACGATCTCGTGGAGTTTGCCCAGCCATTGATCGACCTCGCGGAGGCGGCGGGACGTGTCGCCAGCATGGTCGGCGGCGCTGTCGCGGATGCGGCGGGCGCGGCTGCCGAGGTGGTGGGTGACGCGGCGGCGGCGACGGCGGACGCTGCGGGGCAGGCGGCGTTTCAGGCTGTCGCGCCGGGACTGGAGGCAGCCGTTGCGCTCCGTGGCGGCATCCGCACGCAGGCGGACATCGCCCGTCAGAGCGGAGCGGGATCGCAGGGTTTCGGCGGCGCGTTCCAGCAACAGGTGACGGTCAATGTGCAAGGCGTCACGGGTGAGCAGGTGGCCCGACAG